AAAAGATTTATTCAAATTTTAGTTTTTTTTCTCAAAATTTCACTACACCATTTTGGCTTTTTTCTACTATAATAAAAAACTAAAATGGTGTAATATTATTTTTATTCTTCATCAGCTAATAATTTTTTTTCTTTATCATCTAATAACCAAGTAATAGAATTTTTAAGGTTCATTTTATAACAATAATAAAAACAATCAAAATTACATTTACCCTTTACTTTTCCTTCTTGTAAAAAATGAATTCTTTTTCTAGGTATAATTATTTGTAAATTATCATCATTACAAAAAGATTTCCTAAAATATGAAGTATTTATTTTACTAGAAGGCATAAGCATAATAAAAGGTTTATTTAATTCTTTTAATCTTGGTATAATCTTTTTACAATCACTAAAAGGTGGATTACTAATTAATATATCACCTTTATTATTTTCATAAAAATCTATTTCTTCATGTATTACTTTAAAACCCATTTCTTTGAAATATTCACCACTTTTACCATCACCGTAGAAGCATTCCCAAATTACTTTATCTTTTGGTATAAACTCTTTAATATCAGCCCAAGCGTATTTAGGTGTCATATAATCATCATCTTTTTTAAATGTTTTAGTGTGAAAACCAGCCATTATATATATATATATTATATTTTTTTTATATGCTTTTTGAATATAAAAAAATCATTTTTTTATTTTTAATAATTGTTTATGTAAATTAATTTTATTGTAAAATGTTTTTAATATCTTATTATTTTCATCTAGAAATTTATATGTTCCCATATTACTGCCAAATATATTATTTTTATGTAAAGCATCATCATTGAAACCATAATCAAATGGTCTTAATAATTCACGACCATAAGCACAACAATATTTCTTTTTGTATGTTTTACTTAATATGTAATCATCACCCATAAATGATGCTTTTAAATATTTATTAATTAAATTATCATCATCATCAAATTTTATACATTTATAATATTTTACATAATTTAATATTAAATCATGTATTTGATTATAATGAAAACATATACCAGCGTAGCCCTCTACATATTCACACTTTCCACGTTCTACAATATTATATGAATAATCATTCTTCATATCAAAACCACTACCAGTTGTAATATTATTTTTTGTTTTGTGTTCTAATATTGTATTAAATAATGTATCTAAATATGATGTATCATCATCTACAATAATTAAATGATAATCATTTAATTTATTTTTTTTCATATATTCATAACCACCAATATATTTTGTTATTGCTCCATTATCATTTGTATAATTAAATATTACTTTATCTTGTGTTTTAAATATCTTTTCATATTTTGTTGGTAATTTATATTCTTTCTTAAATCTTTTATAATAAGAACAAATATTAATGACTATTTTATAACAATTCAAATGATATAATTGATTTAAATTTTTAATTAAATTTTCTATTCTAGAAGGAATTGTAGCAATTGATAATATATATTTATAATTTTGTGGTAAATATTGATATTTTATTGTTTGAAATATTGAAAATCTAATATTTGTTGGTTTATCTGATATATGAATTATTAAACTATCTTGATTTACATTTGTATCAAATGTTTGTAATAATTTAAATGGTAATACATTACTTTTATTTTGAATATCATATTTATTTTCTCTATAATATTTTCTTATAATTTCTTGCTCCCAATTTCTTTTATTAAAAAATATATCCCATTTATCTTTTATCATTTCTGACATAAACATATTTGTATATTCGGTGTTCTTTAAAATAAAAAAACCGGTATTTAATTGGTCGTATTCTCTTGGGTGGTCGTAGCTTAAAATTATATCGTAAAATTTATTATGTCGTAATATTTTTTCTATATTTATTTTATTATTATTATGTCTAAAACATGCGTCTGCGTCAATCCATATTACATAATCATATTTTGGTAATAATTCTAAACAAAAAGGTAATTTCTCCCATGCTGGGTGTCGTTCCGGTAATCTTCTTGTATGGTCTACAATATAATCATAACCATATTTTTTACAATAATTTAAATTTAATTCTGCTGTAATATCGGCGTAATCTTTTATATTATCATCATACCATGTACAAATACATATTTTTTTCATATTACTATATATTATATAATATTTTTTATATTCATAATTACACCATTTTGGTTTTTTATTATAGTAGAAAAAAGATAAAATGGTGTAGTAGATTAATTATTCCCATTTATTCTTTTTATATTCTGCTACTTCTTCTTTTGGAACTAATTTATAATGATAACTTTTAACATATTCTTTAATCTGTTTTGGTCTAGTTGATTTTTTATATATTGGTCTTTCTCCCTTGTATTTTCTCATTTGTTGATAATCTTTCAACCACATTGACATACCCTTCTTTTCACATTCTTCTTTTGCTATTGTTTCTGCTTTCTGAACTTTTAAGCCGTAATCTTCAATTAATGTTCTCATAAGCATTTCAACATCTGGGTGATATTGTTTATCTCTAATATTATATAAATATTCTTCTTGTTCTTGTGTTAATTCTGGCAATTCATCTGGTTCATAATTAACATCATATTCAATAGTTTCTGGTTCTGGTTCTGGTTCCATTATTATATATAATTAATAATATATTTTTTTTTTTTCATTTTTTTTTATTTTTTATTTTTTTCTTCTTTCAAGATTTCTTCTAAGATATTTGGGGGTGGTGGTCTTTGTTTATTTATCTTATATATAATTGCTGATGAATTATCTACATTTGCGAATCTTCCGTCTGGGTCATGTATACTTGTTGTAATTGATGATATATATGTAGGTTTTGTTATAGTAAATGTAATTGAACTAGGATTACCGAAGTAAAAATCACCTTGTGCTGAATATTTATCTACTACACTTACAATTGGTAATAAAGCACCATTTACATTACTTGTTGTATCTTCTATAATATTACTTCTAATTGTATAATATGGTCTTATCATTGATTTTGATAAATTAACTGATGGTATTGACATACTTTCTGTTTTATTTATTATTGATGGTATTACTTCTGTAATATTTCCATCTGGTATAAATTGAAAACCCGCTTCACCACCTACGGTAATATAATGTATTACGCTTCTACCTTGTGCTAATCCTAATTCATACATAGGGGCATTAAAAGTATTTGATACCCAAGCTTTTGTGTCCGTTGTTGCTTGTTGGGAATTTGTTGTCAAATATTTTAATGATTGATAATTTAAATTATCTATTCTTCTTAATAATGTATTATTTTCAGTTAATTTTGCGTGGAATTGTTCGTAACTAAAACCCATTGTTCCCCACAATGATGCTTCCCAATTTTCTTTATCTACTCCCCAATTATCAATAAAAATACCACTTCTACTATCAAATAATGCATATGGTTGTATATTTTCATTTAGTTGGTCAAATGCTCTTTTATTTAATTCTGTACTAGAAGCTGATGTAGTTGTAGTCGGATAATTTAACTGAAATTCTGTTGGTTTTAAATATGGTTTAAAATTTGGACTAAAACCGAATGATTCAATACTAGGATTAAATTTATAAACTACATCTCCCGCATCTGCGGATTCTGGAATAACTGGATTATTTCCAGTATCTCCCGCTAATTTATTATTACCTACATTTAATGCTTCGTGAAGTTGTATAAATTCATATCTGTTTGTTTCTTGATTAAATTGACATACTGGATTATTTGCTCCTACATATCTTTGTGTAAAATATTTTGATGTTAATTCAAAATTGGTTGATGGGTGTTTTTGTATTTTTTGTACTATGGCTGGTTTTAATGAATTTTTAATATATGCACCACTATTTAATAATACACAAGCTGTGCCAAATGCCGTAAAATGGGGGTCATATCCAATTGATCTTCCTTCTGCTATATTACCAGTTGTTATATTTGGTTCATTAAATAATAGTTCTGGTATTCCACCAAATCCATTTTCTTCTGGGTGTATTTCTACATAATATTTTTCATCTGCTGGGTCATAATAAGGTGTAGCAAAACCAAAAGCGTATTTACCTACCGGTATATCATCAACATCATAATATAAATCTTCTTCATCTTTATTATATCCTATAAATAATGGTACTGATGCTAAACATTGATTAGAAGGTAAATAACCATCAGCCCCCAAAGCATTATTATATGTTGTACCAGTATTTACACTTCCACTGGATCCCCCCCATTTATTAATATGTAAATATCGTGTTTCTGAAATAACCGGGTTTGATTCATGTATCGACAGTGAATTCAAATTCTCAAATAATTCTGGGTAAAGTTCTTGTGCTTTTAAAAATGCTGATATTTGTTCTAATGTTGTTCTTGACCATTCAAACATAGTTACTATACTACTTGTTTGTCTATCTTCTCTTAAAACTTCAAATCTTGTTATTGTTGAATTAGGGTTGATTTGGTCTCTTGGTTGGTTTTGTCCTACAATTGCCCTTCCAGTTTGCCATAATTCTGGACGTTTTACACCTATATATTGATATGATGAGTAATATAATTGTGACTTTGTAGAAGGTTGTTCAAATTCTTCTACACCATTAATATATTCATTAAAATTTGAAGCATTCATAGAAAGAATATTAGCACAATTAAACAACCTATATGTTGGAGCTTCTACGGTTGTTGTTATTGGTCGCAAATATCTTTCACCGCTTACTTCATAACCAATATTAAATGGTTCTGGTGTTTTACTTTCATTTAATTGGTTTGATATTTGGTTGGCAATTTCTGTTGATGTATTAAAACCTTCTTTTATACTAATCTTTTTTATTTCATTATATGGTAACCATGTATTTAATGCCGTATGGTCTCTATATAAACTTGCGTTAGTTTCGGGTGTATAAGGCATCATATCCTCACCTCTTCCAGTATCTGTATTAAATGATGTTGTTTCTAATACATATAATGCATATCTTGAACCATCTATTTTTAATTTTGGTACAACTTTATTATCTTTTGTTTTATATCTGTAATAATCACATACTGCGAAATATTCCGGTTGAACTGTGAAATAGGTCATACCTTGTGCTGCGTCATCTCTATCTATAAATTTACCGTCAAATTCTGCCCCGAATTCTGGTTCTATCGTTGGATCAAGTTTATCTGTTATAAATCTTCTTGGTAAACTTATATAATATGGGTGATCATCTGCGTTAATATAATAACCATATCTTAAATATGCTTCATTATCTTTTACATCATATGTATGTTCTTCTTCTGATGCTTCGTATACTTGATAATATCCCATTCTATAATTGGCATCAAATGGGTCATTTCTAAGTTCACTAGGTGTAACTTTTGTATATGGTATTCTTTGACCTTCTTTTAATGTAGCACCTTTAAATTCTATTACTTGACTATTTCCAGCTCCAACCTCTGAAATAAAAGAACGTTCTATGCTTACTTGGTCGCCTACATTTAATATTAATGTTTCATCTAATTGATTGGTAAAATATGCGGGGTTTGAGTCATTACCACTGTTTGATTCAATTGATGTTATGCGATTACAATTTATTAATTTTGTATCAACTATTGACATATATAAACTTTTTAGATATTTTTTTGATAAAACTTTTTCTTAAAAATTTTAAAAACAATTAAAAACTTTTTTCTTAAAAAGTTTATATATGCCAACAAATGATAAAGAATATATGAAGAATTATATGTCTAAATATAATAATAGTGAAAAAAATTTGAAATATAAAATGTCTTATTATGAAGAAAATAAAGAAAAAATAAAACAACAACAACGTGTATTGTATCATAAGCATAAGAATGACCCTAAATATTCACATTATTTAGAACATCGTTTAGAATTACAAAGACAAGCATACAAAGAAAAAAAACCATGTAGCAAATCTTATAATATTGTTAGAAAAAAAGAAAAAAATTTTAAAGAAATGAGAATTAACAATGGATATTATGAAATTAAATTTACTTAATGTCTAGAATATTTTTTATTAAATTTTCTATATTAGGGTCTAATTCTATTTTTAAATTATCATTTTCTAAAAATCTTGTTTTATCAATAGTATTATTTTGATGACATATACATACCATAATTTGCCTAATATCTGTTATACATACTTTTTTATCATTAGCTTCAATTAAATTGACGCCTTCGCCTTTTGATGATTTTTCAAACTTATTACTTGAATTATACCATTTTTTTGTCATCATCATTGTTGCTTCGTGTATGAAGAACTTTTTTTCTCCACAATCAATACCGGTTGATTTAAAATCATTATGTGGATATATAAACATCATTTGATTAGAACCAACTAAACCAGCTTTATTATTTTTTAATGTTTGATATGAATATGAAATATAAGTAGGTAAATATATATCGTCATCATCCATAAAACATACTATTTTATTTTTTGATAATTTAATTAGTTTATTTCTTTTTTCTCCAATTGTCATTTTTTGTTTTTGTTTAATGTAATTCAATTTAATTGGAAATAAAACCTTTTTCATGTATTCTTCATTTTCAATAAATGGTGTTTCTCCGTCGTCCAATATTATTACTTCTAGTAATTCTTTTGGGTAATCTTGGCGTAAAATATTCATAATACATAATTGAATAAATTTACTTCTATTGTATGTTGGTATTAAAATACTTATCTTTTCCATATAATTATTATTATATTTTATTTTTAGAAAAACCACGATTTCTTAACTTCTATGTATTCTTCTGGTGGTTTTATTTTAGTATTTATTTCTTTGACATCTTTTTCTAGATTAGTAATCGTTTTATTTATTGAATCTAATGTTTTTATAATATTATCTAGAAGTTCTTTATTTTTTTTTGCCAAGTTTTTTTCCATTATAAACTTTTTTTATATTTTTTTTTGATAAAACTTTTTCTTAAAAAGTTTCACTACACCATTTTATGTTTTTTCTACTATAATAAAAAATAAAAAACGGTGTAATGTATTTTTTGTTCAAATGTATATAAAAAAAATGTTATAATATTATATATAATGAATAATATTGAATTTGATTTAAATAAAATGAGTGAAAGATTATTAAAACTTGAAGATGAAAATGAAAATTTAAAAGTTCAAGTAAAACAATTAAAGACCTTTGGTGAAATACAAGTAGGTATTAATTCTAAACAAGTAAAACAAATAAGACAATTAGTTAATGAAAACGAAAAGTTAAATGATTATGTTAAAATATTAAGTTCTTAAATTACTTGTTTTATTTTATCATGATGTATTTTTGGTAATTTGATTTCATCTTTATAAATTTTTACTTCTTTTAACCCATTACATATAATTGGTTTAGAAATATGTTTATATTTATCTTCAAATTTTTTATTAAATATATTTATTATATCTTGATCTACATTTGGTGAACTTTCCAATAATCTGTCATATTCAGCACGACTAACTTTTAAAAAGTCCCTACAATTTTTTCGTTTATCATCTTTTAATGCTAATTCAATTTGTATATTTCTACCAAATTTTGACCATGCTACACTCGCTATTCTTGATGCTTCGTATATTTCAGCATATTTAAGAAATGACATTAAAGTGCCTAATATACCACATAAAATATTAAACCCTCCAACAATGGCACTGAATCCTTGTTTAAATCCATTTGGTACATAACTATCGGCAAAATTGGCTGTTCCGGTTAATGTTGATAAAACTATTATAGGTATGCTCATGTGATGATATTTCTTCTTATATTTTCGTTCACTATAATTGTGTAACCAAGCATAACACAAGGCAATTTCTCCCCATTCTGACAACATTTCTTCTATTTCATCGCTCCAACAATCTATATTATCTTCATCAATTATTTTTCTGGGTGTTTTTAGTTCTTCCATTATAAAAACTTTTTAGAAAAAAGTTTAGACAAAAAAATATCTAAAAAGATTATATAATGCCATTGACAAAAGAAGGTAAAAAGATTTTGTATAAACCTTTTAAAAGTAAAGCAAAAAATAAAAGATATTCAGTGTATGTAAAGGGTGATAATGGAAAAACTAAATTAATTAATTTTGGTGATAGTAGATATACCGTTTTTTATCAACATAAAGATAAACAAAGACAAAAAAGCTATTTAGCACGTGCTAAAGGTATTAGAAATAAAAAAGGTCAATTAACTTGGAAAGATAAAAATACGGCTAATTATTGGGCTGTTAAATTATGGAGTGATACTAAGCCTTCGTGGGCTTAATAATTCCACGTTCTAGAAGTAAATCATATTTTTCTTTATGATTTTCTTTAAATGTATCTACTTTATCTTTTTTTTTATAATAATTATATAAATTTCTTGATTTTACTAATTCTTGTTTATTTATATAATTTTCTTTGTATTTATCTTTATTCTCATTATAATATTTTGTTGCTCGTTCTTTATTCTTATTTTTAAAATCCTCATTGTGTTTTCTTACATTGTGGTAATATTCACGTTGTGATTTTTTATTTTTTTGGTATTTTTCAATAATTCTTTTATAGTCTTCTTGTGTGAATTCCATTCTATATATATATATTATATTTTTTTTATATACTTTATACATAAAAAAAACTTTTTTCTAAAATGTGTTTTTTTGTTAAAAGTTTTTTCTAAAAAGTTTATATAATGTTAAAAACAAATATTGAAGATTATTTATTTAATATTTATAAATCAGATACTAGAATGTATAAAAAGCTTTATTATCAAAAAAATAGAAAAAAAATATTAGATGATAATATTAAAAGATATGATGATAGATTAATTAATGATGGTATTAAAATAATTAAAAAAGAATTTATAATTAAATTTAACTAACAATATTTATTCGGTTCTTGCTATTGCGACTTGAGCACTTGGTGCCACTGCTTCTTCTGCTTGTTCTACTGGTTTATTAGCGGCATCTTTTGCGGCATCGATAGAATCGCCTACACCTTGTAATGCTGCACTACCAGCGGAAATAATACCACCAACTGCTCCAAGAACTTGTAAGCCCGGAATTAAACCCGCAACGTCCATTACACCACCAACTATATTTCCTATATTAGCGGTTTGTTCTTCCCAATTATCACCGGCAACGTGTCCGCTTTTAATATCATCAAAAATATCTTGACCCGCTGAAACGGCAGCACCTATTGTTCCCGCAACCTTAGTTCCTTTCTCTAATACATCAGCACCACTACCAATAAAACCCCTTAAACCTTTTACATCAGCGGAAGACTGGACACCTTCAAAACCTCCACCCACTGCCTTACCACCAGCTAATGTTTTTCTAATTGATGGATTTAATGCGTCTTTTACACCAGAACCCATTTTCATACTATCAATTGCCCCAGTTATTAAATCATTAGTTGCTTGTGTCTTGTCTACTTCTCTTTGTTCATTATAATTTTCGGCTGCTAAATCGTTTTGTGCTTGAATTTGTAAATTTGCGTTTTGTATTCCTTGTGCCATACTATTTGCTTGACTCATTCCACCATCTACAGAATATAATGATAAACCCATTTCTTATATAATAAACTTTTAAAAAAAGTTTTAACAAAAAAAATAAAAAATTTTTTATTCTAGAATTTCACTTCCACGTCCTATGACTCTTTCAAACTGATAATATGCGGTTGCGGGGTTGGTTTGTAAATCAAGATGTAAAAATGAGTATCTATCTTTATGTGCTATATTATATAGTTTAATAAAATTATCTGGACTTCCGAATAAATCGCCGTATTCTTCCGCTATCTTTTCAAGTTCTTTTGCGTTCTGCTGTTTACATATAATTACATTAGTTGAGTTATTACGAATTAAACCACTAACGGCACGAAATGATTGAGTAGTGAAACAAAGTAAATTAATACCGTAATGACGAAATCGAGTTGCTAAAAATGATACGTAGTTGTTTTTGCTAAAGTCTTTAGTTAAAATATCATCTAGACAAACTGCAAGGTTCAAACGGTCATCTTCTCCCAATGCTTTTTGACTTTCTATAATATTTTCTATCATTGAATCTTCGTAATGGTCTTGACAAGCAAAATATTTTTTCATCATCTTCATTTTTGGGTCTGCGTTCAATGTATTACTAATAAGATGGACGACATCGAATCGGTCTTTAAACATTGAAGGGTTACAAAGTAAATTACACAAAAGGTTACTCTTACCGCTGCGTACGGATCCTATAATTAATAATAAACTTGGTGGTTGTGGTAAGTGCGGATGTAAACCCTTAAACATTTTAGATGGTGGCGGATCTTTCACCTTAAATACTTTTGGTGGTGGTGGTACATTTTCTTCTTCTTTTTTTGGTTCCTCTTTTTTATTTTCCATATTCTATAATATAATTAAATAAAAAAAAAAAATAAAAAAAACTTTAAAAAAAACCATTACCATAAGGGTTAGAATTCTTTCTATTCATAGCACGTTTTAAAGTATTCTTGAAATCCTCATGTTCTTTCTGTTTCTTTTCTTCTTCTTTCTTTTTTGCTTTACGTTCTTTTCGTAATACTTCATATGATTGAATACCGGCAAATATCATTTTTTCTATTGCCTCTTGTGCTTGTTGCTGATTTACTTGTGGTTGTATTATTTGCGGTTGAATTGGTTGTTGAATTGGTTGTGGTTTTGGTGCTTGTTGAATTGGTTGTGGTTGTGGTTGCGGTGCTGGTTGCGGTGCTGGTTGCGGTGCTGGTTGTTCTTCTTGCTTTTTTGATTTTCCTTTAATCTTTCTAGCTTCTCTTACCTTTGCCATTCTTTCACGCATTGCTTGGCGTTGTTCTTCGGTATATTCTCTTTTCTTACGTGGTTTTTTTACTGGTTCTTTTGGTGGTTCCTCCTCTATGATTGATTCTTCTTCTTTTGGTTCTTCTTTCTTTTGTGATTTTGTTTCTTCAAAAATATCATTTGGGTTTATTTCTTCCGTTGTTGACATTACTTCTGGTATTAATTCTTCATCTTCGTTTTCTTCGGGTTCTTCCGGTACAAAATCCATTTTTACTTTTGGAATAAAAGACATTTATATAATTTAAAAAGAAAATATTTTTACTAAAAAAAATTAAATTTATTATTATTTTGAATATTAGTTGTATTAGATTTATTATTATTATTATTTATTATATTTTGACTATAAAACTAATTATTTGCTATCTCGTATATGAAACACAATTATTGTTTTACCAGTAATTGCCGTACATAGTTGTTCGTTGTCATATACTATGTCTACATCAAGCTGATTTATTGTCAGTTCATTTGAATTATTAAGTTTCAAATATACACGTTCTTGTGGTTCGAAATATAAACCGCCAGTTTCATTACCGGAATTGTCAAAACGTGGTAAATGTGCTATAATTTTACTTGTAGATGTTCCCCTACGTGCATTTGTGCTATTTTGTGTAAAATTATTTAATCTAATAAATAGGGATACATTAGAAATTAATTTAGGTGTATTATCACTGTTTATTGTTTGTGTTGTATTATCTGAATCATTCAAAGTATCTACAATTGAACGTCCTACAAATCCTAATGTAAATTGCGTATTTGTTGGTTGTGTAACTATACGCCCGTAATCATCATTTGGTGCTAATGTAAATATTAATTGTGATTGATCTAATATTCCGTGGCTATCAATTCCTAGTGGGTCTCTTACTGCTGCTACTGCGTAATCGTTCCATGGTCTTGTTTCAACATCTCTTCCAAAAATATTAGAAACACCATCATTACATAATTTAACCCACCAATTCGATTTCTCGTTATAAATCGCATAATCTGGTTGTAATGCTGAATATATATAAAAATCGGTTATTTCAATACTTGTTGCTTTTGACAATGACATAGCGGGGAATAAATGCCATTGGGTACAATTAATTGGGGTAGCAATGCTGTTTTTTGCCGGAGTGGTTCTCTGATCTTGGTTTATTAAATCAAGCCAATTTGTACTATCTGCACTAATTTGAATTACTATTTTTTCATTAGATAAAGCAAATTTAATATATCTATAACCAGAAGCATTTGTGGCTAAATCATATTCTTCATCAAAATTTCCACCGTAACCATAATATACTATTGGTTCCATTACTAAATCTTGTGAATTACCAGAAGTTCTACTACTTTTAATACAACTTTGAAATATTCTTAATTTACTTCCTACACGTCTTACGCAATAATCGTAAAATTGGTTTGGTTGGAATGATGCTTGGTTTTTAGGTTCAAAATATGTTGGTAAATATTCTATACCTTCATTATTAGCGTTAAAATTACTTGGAATATTTGGTCTTACTAATCCTACAATCCATTGTGATGCTTTCACGTTATTAGCTGCTTGAATATCAAATACTATACCTTTATGATTTCCGGCATTGGCTCCGGCGGTTCCTTTAAATCCATAATTGGTTAGGGGGTAAGCATCACAACGAACTTGTATATGTTGTTTTTTTAGATTAGTAAATAAACCTTCATCTAATGTATATAATCCGAGTGAACCGTCATCATCTGGACCAGTAAGATTGCTTACCTCTATATCTACATCTAATTGGTCGGTCGCATCTTCCGTAGCGGTATGTTCCGTTAATACCCAGTTGTAGCCTTGAAAATCTAAATTAGTATCATATGAAGCATTACAAACTAAACCAGCTTTTACATTACCTTGTGAGTCTATACCTTTTATTACTGCTGGATGAGAAATAACATTCTTCATGCCTATTTCTATTTGCTCTGCTAAATCTCTTATATTAGTTTCTACGTAATCGCCTTGGTTTAAATCGCCTATATTACCAATCATTGGTGATACGGTAGAGTCCGCAAGTTCATATGTTCCATCTACTAATTTTTTACCAAAGTAAATACCAAATACATTATTTAGTCTACTTAATGTATATACACCAGATTTATTGATTTTACAACTTTGTAAAGCAATTTCACTATTAGGTGGAATTTTCAAAGTATTATTATTTAATGAATTCGTATATGAATATGGTTTAAAAATATTACTTTGAGTATTTACATCTTCAAGATTAACATTTGATGTTATAACTAACGACATTTATATTAATTATAAATAAAATATTTTTTTTGAAAAAAAATTAAAATATTTATATAATTTATAAAAATGTTAGTAAAACCAATTAAAAATAATAACCATATGGATTTACAACATAAACCTATGGAAACGTTAAAACGTGATAAAAAGATAAAACCAAAAGAAATTTTCGAGAATTACAATGATAATACTAAACCTAAAAAGTCTAATAAATCTAAAAAAGTGAAAAGAAAAAAAAGTATTGAGTTTTCCATTTTCAAAAGTTGGAGTTTTGAATAAAAAAAATGTTGAGGCGTAAGGCAATTACACCATTTTAGTATTTTCATTCTTATATAAAAAACAAAAATGGTGTAATGATAAGGAAAAATTTCTATATACAATATGAATATAAAAAACAAACCTAAGCAAGCTACCTTTTATTTTTGACTTTCTGTCTAAACTTATATAATTCAAATTCACTTGTTAAAATACCATTATTAAATGTATATTCTGTTATTCGTTGTTTATTAACCATTTTTTTAGTATTTTTAACTAATTCATTACCAAATAAATTTTTATACATTTTATACATATATTGTATTAATACTTCTTTTTTAGTAAAATCAATATCAGTTTTTTTAATAGAAGCATTCCAAACTTTATTATAATTAGTAGCGTAAAAGTCAGCATCTTTTATTTCTAACGGATTTTTTACAATAATATCATTATTATCAGAACAACCGCTTAAGTCTTTTATTTCTTGTAAAAACTTGATTTTTGCTTTTGTAGAAGAAACCTTCTTGACATTGAATTCTTCTTGAGTAAATAGTTCTTCTTTGATATCTTCAATATTATTAAAAAAATATTTTGATATATTAAAATGATTATCTAATTTAGTTTGATTCAAAAAATATTCTTTGTATTTTTCTATATTTTCTTTAGTATCTATTTTAAGATAATCATTAATTTTAATTACTGTTGGGTGATCTACTGAAAAATTTTCTAATTTAAGTTCTTTTACTTTATCACGCATTTGCTTAGTTCCATCTAATTTTGTATTATAATAAGTAATACTATCATTAACGAAACCACGTTTTTGTAATAATTTGATAAAATGTCCGAATTTATTGATTTCATAACATCTATTTAAATATGAATACTTTGTATAAAAATCTAAATAAGCATCAGAAATAAAATCATTACACATTAATGAAAACGAACAAAATTCATTACCGAAACTTTCTAATTCTTGTAATTCTTGTTTTACATAATCTAATGAAAAATCTTCATCTTCTATTTTTACTTTTTACATTTCAAATGTATATCTTAAATATTTAATATTTCTACATCTTGCTATTTGTTGAATCATAGCCGTTGGCGGAATTGTTCTTTCTTTATAATAGCAATATACTGGACGTTTTATTGAACTATCTAAACCATAAACAATTTTAGGCGAATATATAATTTTATCGTGATTATCTAAATTAATATATTCGTCATTATCTGAAGTAATTAATTTTACATCTCTTACGCCATAATCTAATAATTCTTGATGTATCATCTCTGCTTGTGTTTTACTATCACAACAACATAAGAACTTTTTTTCTAAACGTAATTTATCGCAAAAATCATTGTAGCTGAATAATTCTTGACATTTAACATTTTTATTATGTAAAAAATCATTTTGAATAAATATTTTATTTTTATCAACTAATTTTAAAAATGATAATGAAATATCATTAATATCGGCATCAGTACAAATAATCTTTTTACAATTATTTAATATCTTTAATAAACCATTGAAAACTACAATACGTTTATTATTTAATGTATCCGCACAAATTAAATACTCAATCATTGAATTAAATTCATCTAAATAAACAATATAGTTTTTATATTCGTAATTATACCAATTAGCAACACGTAAAATACTATCAATTGTAATTACATAATTGTCATTACTTTCTAATCTACCATCAATAATTTTATATAAACCACAATCAATACCACTTTTTGAAAATGTCATGTATTGTTCTTGTGCTAATGAAACCCTTGAAACAATTGATAAAAATTTAGTATTTTCTTGCTTTAAAAAGTATTTTTTAAAACTTGTTGTTTTACCAGTTCCAGTATCAGATTTCATAATTAAACAATCATAGTTCTTTTTGTCTAAAAAGTTTGAATAGTTTTCATCTGTTAATTTAGCTTGATTAATTATTACATCTGGTTTTGTTTCATGTACATCATAATCAATATACATATAATATTCAAGCATTGTTCTGGCATTTCTAACTTTTGTATTTAATAATAAATTAGATAAACAATTATATTGATTATGTCTTTTTATTCCATCCCAAGCGTCATTCATCCAATCTATACGTTCTTTATCCGTTTTATCACAATTAGCTGGTTTAATTTTAGGGTATTTTTCCCATAAGTCTTTACGGTTTATTTGCTTCATAGCAGTTGTAAAAATTAACCAGCCTTGATAAGTATTAAAATATTTATCGGGTAATCCTTCAATAATTTCTATTAATGATTCATCACTAAAATTATATGTAAATTTATCTAAATGAAAATATCCTTCTTCTTCTATTATTTCCTCTTCTTTGTTTTCACTTTTTTTAATTTCTTTTCTTTTTTTCTTTGGTTTTTTTTTCGGTTTATTTTTATTTAAAATAACATTTAATAAATAATCTTTTAAATTATCCGGTATATGTTTAAAATGTGTATCTTTAATAATTTCATATTTATTACCATTAATAATACTATTTGGTGCTACAACATAACCGCCATTAGTTCGTGTATCTACTTTGTGTTCGTCATTTGCTGTTTGTCCTATTGCTTCATCATATTTAAAATATAAATGAAGACCACCGCTTGGGGTTTTAACTGTGAATGTATCAAAATCTTCAATATAATTTTTACCAAAGGTTTTGATAAATGAAGAATCTTCTAAATTAAATATTGAATCACCCTTAGAATAAAAGTCTAAATCTACAACCGTAATATTATTTACTTTACCAGTTGGCACACCTAAATTACAATGTTGTTTTTTTGAATCAAACTTGTATATGTTTGTTTTAAACTGGTTCTTTTTATCAGACCATTTGTTCATAGGATTTTTAGCATTTTGGATTAATTGAATAGTAGTTATATCTTCCATATATCTATTATTATATTTTTTCTTTGGCATTTTTTCGTTGTTTTTGTTTTTTTCCATATTCATTATATATATAACAAATATTTTTTTTATATGCTTTTTGAATAAATAAAAAATTAATTTATATTTTCATTTTTAAATTTTCATTATGAATAAATAAAATATTACATTACACCGTTTTGGTTTTTTCATATATAAATGAAAATGATAAAATGGTGTAATAAAAAATTAGAAAAATTAATTTACTAGAAAAACTTTTTTTTAAAAAGTTTAATCAAAAATATTTGTTAAAAGTTTTTTTATTTTTTTTATTAAAATTTTTTATCTATAAATAAAATATAAAAATGTCTTATTGGAGAAATGAGGAACAATCACAAATTAATCAGTTTCAAACTTCCGTAAGTTCGGTCAATGGATTATCATATAGTCCCGGACAACGAATTGATTTTGAAATACCTTCTAATGTAAAATACATTGATGGTAAAAATTGTTATATTAATTTTGATGTTAAATTATCATTACCTAGTGGAGGAAATCCAACTAAACTTGTTTTAGATCCGGTATTAGGTGGAAATTGTTTAATCAAAAATCTACGCATATACTCAAATAATGGTGAACGTGTATTATTAGAAGAAATCGTAGATTACAATACTAAATTAAGAATGGAATATGATTATAATTCTGATGATTCACTACGTGGTCTTCGTGCTGTAAAAGAAGGTTCTTTAACTGCGAACCCAGAAAATAGATGTACTCTTGGTTGCACGGTTTCTAATTGTGTAGATACTAATACTAACCCTTATTTTAAGACAGTTGAAGAAGCCCAAGCATCTACGGACACATGGGATGACGATTCATATTTAAGTGCTAAATGTTGTATTAACTTACATTCTGGTATATTTTCAAAATCTAATAAAATATTCCCTTGTCTTCTAACTGGGGGGCTTTATATAGAGTGCGATACTGAGGACGCAAAATATTGCGTTCATCAGTTAGACAGTGCGATTAGAACTCGTCGTGCTTTTCATAATCCAGTCTTCCACGGTATTACTAGTGGAGGTGGAGACTGGACGGCTGACGGAACTACTGAAACATTAGAAGTATTTTTCACAAAAGATAATAATCTAACTAGTATTAAGAATCTTCCATTTTGTATTGGTGAGCGTCTCGCTTTTTGTAATGCTTCTGATGTTTCGCAAAATGCTTGGTTGTCTAATGCGTCGGCGGGTGCCTCGACAACCGCCATTAATCCGGTTATTGATAGTATTAATATTGAAGGCGGTTACGTTAAAGTTGGATTCTCGGCAAGTGTTTATAATGGTTCAGCAGCTGGTGCATTTGGTCTAGATATTAAACAAGATGAATTCATAGCATATTCGGCTGCCATTGATACGGCAAATAGTGTAGCAGCAACCACATTGACAGCTACAAGTTCTTATGATGCTTCTTATACTATTTCAAATGTTGAATTTGTATTACAGCAAGTTGAATTATCAGCACAAGATGAAAATACAATGTTAAGTAATATTAGACAAGGTGGAATGATTGAATTCGATATTTTAAGTTGCACTAATTACAAACATTCATTATTAAAAGAAAATAGACAAGCAACGGTAAATCTTCCACTTAACAACTCAAAAGCAAAAACACTTGGAGTGGTCGCAACCGATAGCACGGTTTATTCATCGGCACAGACAGTTGGAGCAATTGGAACATATGTTCAAGAAGAAGATATAGATGATGATACATACAGACAAGATACAATTTTAAGAAGTAATAGTACTAAATTGACTGGATGCATTGATCACTTATCCACGTTTCAGATGCTAATACAAGATAAATTAACGCCTTCAAGACCGGTTGATGTATCACGAATTAATCTTGGACGTAGTATCTCGGCACAGCAACTAACTGAACTTGATAAATTTTTGAATCAATCAAGAATCGTACCCCGATCATTCCAAGAATACAACAGAAATTTTGTAATTCCTAGAAGTTATGTTCTACAAGATGGTGTAATGGATTTAAGAAATATGACCAATCAATTACAGTTAGTATACAATGAAAGCACCGCGCCAACAGTAAATAAAATGTTAATGTGCTTTGTTTACCATATTAGAACCATTCAGATTTCTGGGGCTTCAATTAATGTTCAACTCTAAAAAACTTTTTAGAAAATAGTTTAATCAAAAATATTTCTTATTCAATTATTTTTTTAAAAATTTAATATTAATTTATTTTCTTTTATTAGTTTATAAATATGTCTTCTAAATTCCTAGAAATTAGACCCAATAATGTGCCATCGGCTCGGAACGGTGGAATTAGTCATCGTAATGGCTTACCAGTAATTAGTTTTACTATTGGTTCGCAAAATGCGTTACTTGATATGTCAAGCATTCGCCTTGTTGGTGAATTGAACTTCTGGATTAATTCAATTGGAACCACAAGACCATTAGAAGGTAACGCATCTTCTCTTACTGCTTCCCACAAACTGGGTGTATATGGTGCGATAGAACAATTAACGTGGAGAAACTCTAAGACAAAACAGATTACGGAAAGTGTCCGAAGTTATGGTCGTTTTATGTCTTCATTCCTTCCGGTTATGAGTTCAAAGGAAGATGCCATAGGTCATTTATCTGAAACCGCATTAGTTCATAATTCTGCCGATAGTTTTAAAGAAAATGTTATTCGTTCTACGGTTGCCAATTCCTTTTCTATTCCACTGCCTTGCGGTATGACCCTTGGAGGTGAGCCATTAGAATTGTTTGAAAATTCCTTCGGGGGTGTTGAGTGTGAAATTTCATTAGTTCCAGATTCTCAGTTTTTTTATTCTGATGATGCGGACACTACACGTGCTTACATTCAAAACGCATTTTATGAATTCACCAACCTTAAAATTGTTTGCGAAGTTCACATGCCACCACCCGACCAGTTATCGCAGATGATGGCACGAACTGAAGGAACTTACACATTTAATAGCATTGTATCGCTATATTCTACTATTCAGTCATCAAATGCTATTATTTCATACAATCTTGGTTTATCTAATGTTATTAGTGCATTCCTTAATTTTGTTCCATCTTCATTTATTAATAACTTGGCACAAGATGGTTATTTAACCTATTACCCAAGTTTTAAAACTGCGGGGACTATTGGATCGGTAGACCAAGTAATTTTCCTCAAAAATGGTGAACGCCACCCATACAACTGGGATATTAACGCAAACACGAAAAATCAAAGCGGTGTAACAGTTTCAGACCCACAGATACAGAAAACATTTTTAAGTGCTATTATGCCAGAAAGCGACCACGTAAGAAGTAATGTCAGCCCAGCAACTAGTAATCGTAATTATATTGTATCTAGTGCTAATAATTCTTATGGAGATATGCCAAACATGGGGGCTACCGTTGGTGTGGGTGTTCTATATGATATGTTAGATTCTAGCGGTGAAAATTTCAAGAATGAACAATTCGGTGTCCAAATGATTACTACAGTTACAGATGCGAACCCTACAAGTGCTTATCTATTTGTTAAGTCTCGCCAGACTATGCTATTTAACGCACAAGGTATTCAGATAATCCAGTAAAAAAACTTTTTATATTCAATAAAAAAATTAAATAAAAAAATAATAAAAAAATATATTATATAATTATATAAAATGGAGAAACAAGATATGCCATCGCAAGAAACAATGGACGTTCAAGATGATGTCCCAAATCTAATTGAAGTTGGAGAAATTCCCGCTAATTATGCTATGCGTGTTGAAACTGATATTCTTGAACCGGTTGTAGTAAGTTCTGATACTTTCGCACGATTCAGTCTTCAAAGAAAAGGTTTCTTATCGTCAATGAGTAAGCTCACTTTTTCATTAATTCCAAATGCTAATAATGATGAAGCATATGTGCCATTAGGTGTGGGGATTTTTTCGGCCATCAAAAACGCCACTTTAAAAATAGGTCAGACCACTGTTTGTGAAACACAAGGGGTAAATTTACTGGCGAGTTACCAGTCACTATTTACCACCAATGAAAGCAATAAAGAACGCGAACAGTTTGTAAATGGTCGTAGTATTTCTCATGAATCTATTTTTAATACTGGTTCTGATTCAAATGCATCTACATTTGGTTTATCTAATGGTAAATCATACAATGGCGATAATTTAGATGTATTGAATTATGCTAAAATGGATGGAGGACGCCCCAAAGAATCGCCTATTTACTCGCTTTTCCTTTCTGACCTTTTCCCCTTCCTTAAAAGCAATCAGTTACCCGCCTATATGTTTGGAACTGACCAAGAAATACACGTAGAACTTACTTTCTCAAATAGTATTACTCAACGTGCTTGTATTAATAGTGGTGATGATACCGCTTTACCTTACTTAATTGACACTACCGAACTTAAAATGATTTATGATACAATTTACTATGATGGCGATGTAATGGAACGATACAGACAGCAGAATGCTGGGGGTATTTCCTTTTCGTATGTAGATTATCGTTTATCAACTTTTACCGGTGACCAAGCCGCATTTGCCGACCAAATATTCCAAGTTGGTGGAAATGGTCGTCTTGTAAATAAAGTTATTATAGGTGTAGTAAATTCTACACGTGGTAATGATGAATCTATATTAAACGGTTACGTATCTAATGCACCCAGTGCTGGAAACAAATTAACACTCAATCTACGATACAATGATAGATTTGTATTTAGTATTGATAGGGACAACCCCGCTTTACTTTTCCACACTGTCAAAGAGACAGAAGGTATGGTACCGTTTGTTATGCGTGGTGAATATTCAAATGAAGGTCAAGCAATGATTACTGATAAGACATTTCAAGGACATGACCAAAAAGCCGGTTTAGAAGGTGCTTTTAACTGGACTTCTATAAGACTAAATCGTGAAGAAAGAGTAAATAATAAAGGAATTGAACTAACATACAAAAATACATTAGCTGGTGGAAATTACACCCTTTATGTATGGACTGAATTAAGAAAGACTGCACAGCTTGTTGGCGGTCAGTTTTCGTGCTATTTCGCCTAAAAACTAATTGTATATTTACCTTTTTTAATATTATATTTAATATCTTTTTTATTATTTAAATTATTAGAATTAATATAATTTATATGATCTAAATCTAAATAATTATAATATTTAATGGCTTTTCTAACAGAAGATAAATAACCATATTGATATATATTTATACAATCTGATTTTACTTCTTCAAAATTATTATATTCAGAAAAATTAAACATATAATGGTTTTTTGCTAAATGAATTATCTTTCGTGCAATTCTAACAATTCTTTTTTTTTCTTCTGGTTTTAGTTCCTTTTCATTATTTCTATTTCTGAAATGTGTTAATAATTCACGTTTTTTAGTATAACCATATTTATTTGATTTAATTTTAAAATTAGTTTTAAAAAAGGTTGTTAAATATTCTTTTAACTCATCTTTATTAAAATCTTCTTCAATAATAATTCCACAATCTGCCATAAATTTTATTATTTCTTTCTTTGAAAATGTTTTATGAATAATAATCATATATCTTACATTCATATTTTTTTTTTATCATTACACCGTTTTTGTTTTTTATTATAGTAGAAAAAAGACAAAATGGTGTAGTAGAATTATTTTTAATACACTTAGAAAAAAGAAAAAGATATAAAGATTTTTTTATTTATTCATATAGTAAAAAAAATGGGTTTCATATATTTAATAAAATTAACAAAACATGAAAATATGAATATTTATAAAGTTGGAATGACTGACCAATTTAAATTATTAGATAGATTAAATGGATATGGTAAAATAGGTGTTGATTATGTTATAGAATATTTTATAGAAATAGATTATACAAATTTATCAGAAAAAGAAATAATAAAAATTTTTAAAGAACATTTTTATTTATATGAGGGTAGAGAATATTTCATGGGTAATTGTAATGAAATGATTAATATTATAAGACCATTTGGTGAAAAATTAAAACAAGAACAATTAATACAAGAACTAAAACAAAAATATGATATTCAATTAAAAGACCATAACAAAAAGATGTTAATAAGAATTATAGAAATACATCACAAATGGTTTGAAAATATAAATAAATATTCAAAATATCAAATATTTAAAAAACAAGGTTCAGATTATAACTATGATAGTGATAAAATGGTATGGTCTATGGCAGAATAAAATCTTCTAATGGTTTTATAAATTCACTTTTAACATTAAATAAATTATATCTTTCATCTTTTCCCCTATCAGTTCTTCCACCAAGAGCTAAGAAGCCTTCTTCTTCATGATTATCTTTTTTCAATTCCCAAAAATAGCAACCATCATTACATCGCCAAATAAAAACAATTCTTTTATTATGATTTTCAATTAATTCTAAACCCTTATAATATTTCTTTTCACTAAAATATAATGTTGAATATTGATTATGTTTAATATTTCTTGTTTTTAATTCTATAAAAAATTCATCATTATAAAAATCAAAATTATCATATTTATTAGTAAAATCTAATTTACCAAAAAATTTACTAAAATATGTAATCATTTCATTTTCGGATTTTTCACCTACAACTATATCATTTTGTTTTATTGTATTCATATATAATATAGAAAAACATTTTAATTTTAATTATTTGAACTTATAAATTTAAATTAAATTTAAATATAAAATTTAAAATATATATATAATATATAAAATGGTAATTCTAGAAGTTGAAGATTTATACACTAAGATTAAAGAAGCAAGACCAAATTTAAAAGATTCATCAATAAATATTTATATTAGAAATTTAAATAAATTAAAGAAAATATTTAATGAAAAAGATTATAAATTCCTAGAAAATCATGAAGATGTAGAAAAGATATTAGAAAATTTATCATATTTAACGGTTAGAAACTATTATAATGCTATTATTGTTTTAATAACGGCATTAAATGGCTTTGATGATGAATTAGTAGATGAATACACCGTAATGCGTGATGAATTGAATGAAAAATATAATAA